CGTGTTAAACGTCAAGAAACCTGCAACCGCCGTAGCATTATTGCCGCCACCACCGCTAATTGTAACGGTTGGTGTAGCCGTGTAGCCACTGCCAGGGTTGGTAATCGTAATGGCAGACACCAAACCAGATCCAAGCACAGCCGTTGCAGCAGCATTTGAGCCACCACCGCCCGTAATTGTAATGCTCGGCGCAGATGTATATCCAGATCCGGGGTTCGTTATCGTAATTGCAACGACGTTACCGCCAGAAATGGTCGGTGAACCCTGTGCTTGTACACCAAATTGGCTTGCAGGAGGCGCAATTGTAACCGTTGGAAGGGACGTATAACCCGATCCAATGTTGGTTACTTGAGCACTAATAATGGTGCCAGATGCGTTAGAAATAGAGGCCACAGCCGTTGCTTGCACACCATTTGTCTGATTCGGTGCGCTAATTGTGACAGTCGGCACTGTCGTATAGCCAGATCCGGCATTTGTAATGCCAATCGTGCTAATACAACCAACGGTAATTAAATCCGTTCCATTCCAAGTAGAATAACCTTTGGACGGATCGCTTATGATGATTCGGTCGTTCTTCCACTGCCTGACGCGCACGCCAGATCCAGAAAATGTGCCGGCAGCAGCCAAATTTCCTTTAGTGCCGGACGTAATGTTGTAATACTGGGCAGAACCGTCCGAATCAAACGCAAAGATGTAATCTGTGTTGTTAATGTTCCAACTGGTCAGCGTCGAAACCGCGCTGTTCCACGCCACGTTAGTACCACTAATAGTGACGTTGGCTACTTGAGGCACAACCTTTAGATTTCCAAAGCCAATTGGCTGGACGTTTTCAATCCAGCTAAACTCCTCATCGGCGATAGCAGTGCGGTTGGCTTTCGTGTTAAGTGCCTTGAAAGCCTTAACCACCTGATATTGTTTGCGTTGCTCAGGTGATTTTTCTGCCATTAGTATGGCCTCGAATAAGGATCAGGCATACGTCTGGTAAACGTAGTGGACTCAAGATTGAGCATCTTGGCCTGATACTGGTTCTTGAACAGTTCGGCTTCGCCGTAAGATTGTTCTTTAAACTTGGCAACGTGAGCCGCGTAATACGGCACAGGATCTTGCCACGGAGCCGGAATGTTTTGTTCTACATCCGACAAGTTGACCAAGTTTGTTGGTTCAACAATTGTGTCAATTTCCATTGAATAATTTTGATCTGGCACAGGCGACAAATAAAATGATTGTGCGCCATACATGCTGTAAGCTATTGGACGGCCTACATAATTCTGCCAGAACCGTAATTCTGCGTTAAACTGCGTCCAAGGCAGATAGCGTAATGGTATACGCGTGTTGCCCCAATACAGATTGATATTGATAATATCCATCGTCAGGTTGCCTTGTGGCATACCCGCCAAGAAAGCCTGAGCAGCACCACCAGATCCGTTACCGTCTGAACTGGTAATCGTCACAGTCGGCGCGGTCGTATAACCTAAGCCTGGGTTCACAAGATTGATGCCGGAAATAGCACCCGCCGTGTTAGAACCATACGTTCCAGTTTGGCTAATCGTGGCAGTCGCAGTTGCGTTATTGCCCGTCGGAGAAGCCGTCAAACTAATGTTGGGAGCAGCCGTGTAACCGGAGCCGGCGTTAGTGACCAGAATGCCGGACACATAACCTGCCGTGTTGTCAAACGTGTACAACTCTTGGTTCTGCACAGCAACAGTGTTTTGAATAATACGGTTAACGCCCGTATCGCGGATCAAGCGATTGCGAGCGTTATTAATGTCATCCGTGAGTTCGGAATCGGACCAGAAATTCGCGTTAGCGTCGTGCAGAAGCCTGCGCGTCAATGTGATGTAAGTTTGCAGAGTTGTAGCCATAATACACCGACATCACTTTAGTCCTTTCCCCTTCCCCGCCGCGACGCAGGGAAGGGTACTCGTTCTACCACTGGGGACGTATTGTGGTAGGTCTGAGGCTGGGTATCAGAGATTACGAACTTATCGAGACGCTCCAGAGCTTTAGGAACGTCAGTCGCAAACTTTGTCCAGCCAAGCCTAACCAGGACGGGCATCTTGTCTTCGACGCCATATCCAAAGATAATTCGGGCAACATCCTCAGGCACCTCTAAAGTTTTACCGGGAGGAAAGGAGTAAGCCTTCCCGTCCCAGTTACTAACAAAAAAGTCTTCGCCTGTGTTTGTTACCCAGACCATTAGAATACTACAACATCGCCGTAGACAGAGATAAACACTGCTGCGTTTGCTACGCTGGTGTTGACGTTAACGAACAAGGCATTAGCCGTGTACGAAGTCGTCGCTGCGTTAGCGGCCAAGGTCAAATCCTGATACGTCAAGTTTGAAGTGACGTTCGTGATTGTCTGGGCGTTAGCAACAAGGTTACCGCCGTCGTTGGTTGTACCAATCGAAATGTTAGCCGTTGCAGCGTTAGGAGCTGCACCACCTGCAATGTTCGAACAGTTAGCAACCGTAATACGACGAATGACGTATTGCGTGGTGCCGCCCGTCCCACCCTTGAGGATGGGAAGAGCGACCACAGCATTACCTGTAGCAGTCAATGAAATCGGACCTGCGTTGGTAATCCGGAAATTACCAAAGCTGTCTTGTGTATTTTGACCTACTGAATCAGGATTAGCCATTGGTTAGTACCCCTTTAGGAAGCGTTATACTGACCAGTAGCGTTCTGACCACCATCAACCGTGTACAACGTGACCGTCTGCGAACCAGTGGTTGCGTTTGCACGGACGTTCCAACCGTCCGAGAAAAGCGTGCCACCAACGTTTGCAGCGATAAGCGTCGTCCAAGCGTTTACGTTTGACGCACCGGTGTTGATCTCAATCGTGACGTTACCCGTCGGAGGAAGGAGATAAAGACCAGCTGGCACAAACTGAGCAGAGGAAACGCCGGCGTTCATAGCCGTTGCGTTACCAATACCTACGTTTGAAACCGCAACCGTTTGGAAATAAGCAGCAGCCTGGTTTGTTAGTACGTTACTAACAAGGATTTTCTGAAGACCTAAAGACATTTGCTATCTCCTTACAGCGTGAGCGAGTTGTAGCCCGTCACCTTGGTCATTGCCTTAGGCTTGGTGTTCACCAACTCAGCGATGGTGAGAACCGCACCGACATAACCAATCTGCCAGTTAGGAAGGGTAGACTCGAAGCCCGTGAACACGAACTGGCCCTGCTCATGGATGTAGAGCGAGAGGTAGTTGGTGTTGAGGAGATAGAGCGTGCCTTCTGGGCAGTAAGGATCTGGGTAAATAGGAACGCCAGCAACCATGAGAGCGCGGAACGCAGCCTGTGGGCCGTTTGCATCGCCGTCGAAGCCGGAGCCTGGGGTGATGACATATTGTTCCTGACCAACATAGTCCTGAGCAAGAAGCGTCCAGGTACCAAAGCCACAGACGCCGAAGGTTGGTACTTCCGCACCCTTCTTCACTGTGCCAGAGATATACTGAAGAACGTTCTGACGGGTTGGGTTAACCGAACCGGCTGCATAAACCTTCGACTGCCACCATGAGTAGGTCGAGCGGTTGATGTTGCCGTAGGTACCAGCACCAGAGGTCGTGCCATCGTCAACAGCCGCTGGGAGACCAATGAACTGCTGAGTGTTCGACGTGTTGTTGTAAAGCGAATAGGACATAGCGTCCATCATCACGTTAGTCGCGTCGTTCATACGCGCTTCGATCAATGGAATGATCGCATGATCTTGCTGTACAACGCCTTCCATTCCGAGGAACGGAACTGGCGTAATCATGAGCTTCAGATCGAACTCAGCGTTAAACGCACCCTGCTGAACGGCAGGCTGGTTGAACGAGCCGGAATAATCCGACCACTGAGCGTTCACGAACTGAGCGCCTTGAACGGGAACTGTAACGGACGATACACCGCCCGTGGCAGTCTGAGAATTGGCAATCAGCGCAGCCATAAGCGGGGTGCTATTGTAGAGTTGCACCACCAACTTCGGAATAAACGCACGCCGTGTGACGTACGTTAATTCGTTGTACTGCGAAGTGCCGGTTGCGGGTACTATACCACCACCAATAGCCATCGCTTACTTCCTTTGCTTTGTTAAGTCCCCAATCAAAAACCAATCGGGCGAGGATTCTTCCTCAGTTCCGTCAAGGCTTTTGCCGCTTCGTCACGAGCCGCTACCACGGGGTTTACTCTGAATTTTGCCAGCGTGTCGCGTGCTGACTCGTTCATGAACGATCTATTAAACACTTGCGGCGACGTAGGTGTCGCAGAAGTCTTCATATACTCGTAGTAATCCGCAGCCGTGTCGTGATTTGTAATGCCCTTTTCGAGCATAACCTTTTCAATCTCTGCAACGTCCTCTTCAGACTTTGCTTTGCCCTTTTTAACCAAGGACTGACGCCGTTTTTCTAGCTCTTCAAGGGCTTCTTTTTCCCTCAATTTGCCTTCTAAAACCTGATTTCGGGCTTCATATTCAGCAAAACGAGCGTCTACTTGGTCTTTAATGTCGATTGCGTCGATTGTTAAGTTTGGCTTAACTTTCTTCGTCAAACGCAGAAAAGAGTCGCGTGTATCAGGGTTTTCGGCCAATTGACGGGCCAAAAGCGCTAATTCATCGCGGGCATCGGGTGTGAGATCTTCTAATGAAGGCATTGTTGTCCCCTATCCTTCGGTTTAGATAACTTTTTTGCCGTCGCCTGGTGGCTTGATAGCCATCTGGTTCTTGTTGCCAATCTTGGATGCGCCATCAAGGCCACCAAGGTGGGCGTAACGTGGCGTGTTAACGACTTGACCGTTAACCTGCTTGTCGGTTGTTGCATTGCGGGGTGCCGATGCGCCCCGTGGCTTAAAGAGTTCCATGTTTGTTTCCTTACATTGGAGGCATTGCAGGAGGGGCACCAGCCGGAGCGCCGCCGCCCGCAGGCATTGGAGGAGCACCAGGAGGGTTCATCAAGCCGAGATTTGGAGGAGCGCCAGCAATCATGCGAGAACCGGGCGTACCGCCACCGGCTTGAGGAAGGTTTTGAAGAAGCTGAAGAATCTCAGCGTTCTGTAACTCACCGGCCTTTTGCTTCTTAGGGCCGAGAACGGTGGTTAATGCCGAGATAGCATTGATGAGTTTTTGCCCTTCTGGGCTTTCGGAACCGATGGCTGGGAGCGCCTGCTCAATCAAGTCCATCGCCATTGAGACGTTGACGAGAGCGGCTTCTTTAACACCAGCTTTAGGTTCAGGAGTAGACATGGGGGTAGGCATGGGAGGCGGGGATGCAGGAGGAGCGTCACCAACGGAAACGCCACCGGGAGTTGCTCCACCGGTGCCTTGCATAAGTGCCATGATGTCTGCGTTATCTGCCATGTTACATCCTTAGAATAATCGACGGGGTATTTTCGGCTTCCCCCCCGTCAGGGAAGTCGCCTAAGAAACGGGTCTATCCCGTTTGTTAGTTAGCGACGTGCCTTACGAGCCTTGCGACGCATGATGCGCTCCTATATTTGAGTGAGGGGGAATTGTGAAAAGCGTTAATCAACGCTTTGCCTTACGACCTTTACGACGAGCCATGCTTGGCCTCCTATTGTACGAGTGAACGTCCCCAACTTACTTGCGCTTGCCCCGACGGGAGCGCTTAACTGATTTATACGCCATAATTAGCCTCTTGTATATGACCTACTAGATGTTGTGCGTGGAGCAGCAGACCGCATACCACTAATTCTGTAATCTATTGTAACGGGTTTTGGATCTCTAGACAAGGAGCCTACGGA